CAGCTCGAGGCCCTGGGCCACCAGATCCTGGATGCCCTGCGCCAGCACAGCCGGGCCCAGGTTGGTGCGGTTCCGCGCCGACAGCGCAAGCACCTCGCGGCTGACGCCCTTCAGGCCGTCGCTGCTGATGTTGGCGGTCTTGCCAATCTCCGTCAGCACCTTCTCAAAGTCGGCCGCGACGCGCACGCTGCCCGCCAGGGCCACGCCGATGCCGGCAGCGCCAACCGCAGCGCCCTGCCAGAGCACGTTGTCGAAGATGCCTTTGAAGCCCTTCTTCCCGGCGATTGCCGCCTCGTTCATCGTGCGGCTGACGTTCCGCCCGAACGACGACACTTGGATCTGCGCCGCCTTGATCGAGCGGCTCAGGCTGGGGGCGATCTTGCCGCCGATCTCAACCGTGATCTTCTGAGGGCCGCCGCCGATCATGTGCCCACCACCTGCTTGTTGATCTCAGTCTGAACGACCTGGGCCTGGCGAAACCAGGCCCAGAAGTCATCGGTGTCCAGCTCCAGCACTTCGGCCAAGCTCCATCCGGTCAGATGGGACAGGACGATGGTCGCCTGTCTCAGCTGGTCTTCTGTGGCTTGGCCTGCCTGAAACCCGCGACTGCTTCCTGAACCTGAGTCCAGTCGGAGGCATCCAGCTCCAGCAGTTCTTCCTGGGTGATCTCGCAGAGGTTGGCGACGAGGAAGATCGATTGATCCTCCTCGCTGCCGCCGGCCTTGCTGGCCGCCAGGTCATCGCGCAGCTTGGGCCGCCGCATGATGAGGTGACCAGTCTCAACTCCAGCGATGGTGATCGGGAAGTTGAGCTCGATTTTCGCGGTGTTCGGGTGGAGGTTCTTGCCAGCCATTCAGATCAGACTCCGATTGCGGTGCGGATCGATTCAAGCTGGTCGACGCCGCTGATCTTGCGGATCATGTTCACCTTGTCGATCTCGACCAGCTCACGGCCGCCCACGGTGATCTTCAGGTAGCGCAGGGCCACGCTGAACTTCGCCTTGGTTTGATCCCCGCTGGCCCAGTCGCCTGGATCCAGCTCCTTGATCACGCCGGTCATGTTCACCACCATCGCCACAGCGGCCTCACCATCACGGCGCAGAGCGCCGCGGGCGGTCAGCTGGGTGGCGGCGCCATCGGCCAGGCCGAACAGGGCCAGCATGTTCGGGTCGTACTCGAACAGCTCGAAGCTGGTCTCCAGCTTCTCCAAGCCCATGTCGATCTCCACGGGGGCGTCCATGCCGCCGCCGCGGAACTCCTCCATCTTGGTGGTGAGGGTGGGCAGGGTCAGCGTCGAGACGGTGCCGGCAAGGCCGCGACCGTCAACGAACAGGCTGAAGTTCTTCAGGATGCGGGGGATTTGTGCCATGGGTCAGGTCCTCAGCGGAACAGGTCGACGACGTAGCTGTTGACGAGATGCGACCGGAAGGTCACGCGCTCGGCCGGATAGGGCGGCGTGAAGTCGAAGTCGAAAGTCACGTTGCCGCTGGCGATCTGGGTGGGAGTGTTCAGGTCGGGATCGACCCAGACATCACCGCCGAGGATGGCGCCCCGGGCCTTGAGGCTGCGCAGGTAACTGCGCACCGACTCCTGCACCTCCTCCAGGTAGGTGGCGGTGATGCAGCGGTCGACGGCCCAGAGGTGACCGCGCAGGATCGACTCGTTCACCATGTCGGCGGTGCGCCGCACGGAGAGGAAGGCGTAGAGGGGATCGCTGGCCAGGGTGCGGTTGCCCCAGAGGCGGAAGCCCTGCTCGCGCACGATGGTGGCGATCTTGGCCTCGTTGAGCAGGTTGGCCCGGCTGGTGTAGTCGCCCAGGGTGAAGTCGATGGCGCGGGAGGTGCCCTCGATGCCGGCGATCTCGTTGTTCGAGGGGCTCCACCAGAAGCCGCGCTCGTTGTCGACCTTGTTGATCAGGCCGGCGACGGCAGGCGATGCGGGGACGGACTCGCCATCACGCAGCACCCAGGGGTCGATCACGTAAATGCGATCGGAGCCGAAGTCATCAGCGATCTGGATCGCGGCGGCGTCGGTGGTGTTGGGGCCGTCGGCAATGATCACCGCGCGGAGGCGGTTGGCGATGCCGAGCAGCTCAGCCAGCACCTCGGAGCGGACGGTGCCGCGGTTGACGGTGCCGGCCACGGCCTGCACGCCGCCGGAGGGAGGCGCAGCGATCGTGACGGTGGGGTTGCTGGTGTAGCCCTTGCCAGGGTTGGTGATCGTGAAGCTCACGACCTTGCCGGCATTGCCGCCGGTGCCGAGCACGGCCACTGCGGTGGCGCCGGAGCCGCCGCCACCGCTGATGGTGACAGCCGGGGCGGTGGTGTAACCAGAGCCCTGGGTGGTCACGGCAATCGAGAGGATGCCGTTGCTGGTGCGCTGATGGGTGAAGCCAGGAGCCAGCAGGATGCGGGGGCTGAAGCCGACCTCGCTCTCTGCGGCGAGGAAGGCGTGCACGCCCTCGTAGGCGCCGGTGCCGTTGTTGATGCCACCGCGCACGTTGTTGATGGTGGCGGCTTCGTCAACGCCAGCAGCAACACGCACCACGACGACGACAGCGCCGGCCTGGTCGTAGATCAGATCGAGCGCCGACTGGAGCGTGCCGGCTTCGCCGAGGCCCGCCATCTCGGAGCGGCGAGCGATCAGCACCGGAGTGTTGAGCGGAAACGCGGTGGCGTCTGCATCAGGCGCCGTGCCGATCAGGCCGATCACGCTGGAGCGCACGGTCTGGATGGGCCGCGCTCCGGTGTCGATCTGCAGGACCTCCACACCGTGGAGGAAGGTAGTCGTCATGTGGAGAGTCCTCCTGTCTTGGGGATTCTAGGACCGCTCAACGGCCCTGGCCTCGCAGCGGTTTGCGGCCGCGGCGGCGCGGACGCGAGTGCTGTCCCTGGCCTTGGCTGGTGGTCTTGGGCGGGCCTTGCTTGTGATCGACGCGGCCGAGACTGCCGGTCTTTGCCTTGACTGCCATCAGAGTTCAGCGTCGAGCCAGGAGCGGTAGCCGATGACGTAGACGTTGTTTGGAGCAGACGTGCATTGAAGAAGGTTCGATCCGCCGTAAGGCGTCATTCTTGCAATGTAGTTTTGACTGTTGTTGAAGGCCGATTGAGAAGTGTTTGGATCAGCAGCAAGAGCGCCAGCAACAGGGGTCTTGCGCATTTCGTGCCAACTGATTGGCGCCTCGCTTATTTGACCCGCAACTGTTGCGTAGAAGAGCATGTTGAACGACACCCATTGGCCGTAGCGTTTGCAGAGATTGATCTCTGTCGCCAAAGGTCGGCGCTCGAAAGGAGTAGCGACTGAGCCAACTTCGAGTTGCACTTGCGCGATGTCGAACGTGCCGGACTGCTGGCCCAGGGAGCCGGTCCTGGAGTTGTAGCTGCTGCCGGCATCGAACCAAATGTTCACGGCAAGCTTGTCATTGGAATCAGTGCCGAGTGTTTTGCCGCTGATTGATGGCAGCGTTGCGGTCACAGATACCTTCTGCCATGCAGTGGTGAGCACTACCTTCGACACACCTAGAGCTGTGACCTCAGCGCTAGGCGAGCCGCCAGTGCCAAAGTACTGTGTCAGCTCAACCGCAATGGACCGCGTAGCGTCTGCCTTCGCCCAAAAGCTCAGCGTAACTGTTTGACCCGAGAGGGTTCTAGCACCTTCAACGCTTTGCGCCAAAGCGCAAAAGTTACTTGCGCCAGCGGTAGAAGTAACAGCAGCACGACAGAAGTAAGTCGGATTGTTGGGTACGTCTGTTTGCCCAATGGCGAATGCTTGCCGGCTGATCGTGCAGCTTGTACCAGTGCGGGAATTGCTCCAGCGGTCGGCGCTGCCATAACCAGCTGCGGAATGGCTGGTGGCCTGCTGCCAGACGTCAAAGTTGCCATTGATGATCGCGTTGCGGAAGCCAGCCAACGGACCGCCATTGATGTTCGGAAGCTGCGGGGATCCGGTGAAGGTTGGGCTGGCCAGCGGCGCATAGGTCGACGCTGCTGTCGCCGCCTTCAGGTAGGCCTGCGCGATGACGAACGCAGTCGTCGCCAGTTGCGATGTGTTGGTGTCAGCGGCTGCGGTCGGGGCGGTTGGTGTGCCCGTCAGCACCGGACTGGCCAATGGCGCCTTCAGGGCCAGTTGGTTCGTCACCGTCGCGGCAAAGTTGGCGTCGTTGCCCAGGGCAGCAGCCAGTTCGTTCAACGTGTCGAGCGCACCAGGCGCACCGTTGATCAGATTGGTGATGAGCTGGTTGACTTCGGTCTTGGTGTAGCGCGCGAAAACATCCGCGTCGATGGCGCTCAACGCATCGCGTAGACGCTGCACATCTTCCAGCAGCTGGTTCGCAGCATTTGGCAGCGGATAGCTGCGGTTCGTTGTCCGATCATCAATCGGCATCTCAGATCACCACGAGACGAAGTTGGCGCACCTGCGGGCGGGCGGCGGCCGCGCCGGTCAGCGTCAGACGCACGCGAGTGGTGGTGCCTCCCGCTGTGAAACTGGCGACCGTGAACACTTGCTCAGTCCAGCCGTCGCCCACTGCAGTAGCGCTGGTCTGGCTGACAGTCTGCCAGGTGCCGTCGCTCTTCTGGAACTCCACCAGCAGGCTTGACGCGCCAGGGAGCAGCGACTCGAAGGTGCAGCTCACCTTTGCATTGGCGGCGCATGGCACCGCCCGGCTGATGTAGGTGCCGGTCTCGCCGAGGTTGCCGTAGACGGCCTGGCTGCCGGCGAACAGGTAGGGGCTTTGCTTCGTCGTGCCCCGCAGCACTGCCGACAGGGTGAGTGGGACGTTCAGATCCTCAGCCAGCTGGATGCGGGCGTTGTCGGCGCCGCGGATCTGCGAGCCGTCAGGTTTGGTGAAGACGAACTCAGCATCAGTGGCGCTGCTGACGCGCTCCACACCAGCCAGCGCGACCAGGTCGGTGGTGTCGCCGGCCGCCACCAGGATCGTGCCAGTAGCGGGTGTCGCCGGGCTGTTGGCCACGGTGTAGGTGAACACCGTGCTGCTGGTCACCGTGACCGTGAAAGCGCCGTTGTAGTCGGTCTGCGTCGCGCCGCTGATCACCACTTTCTGGCCGGTGGTGAAGCCATGTGCGCTGCTGGTCGTCACCGTCGCCGTGGTGCTTGCCCGGGTGATGCTGCTCACGGTCGCGCCCCGCAGCTGACCCAGGTTGACCGTGCGGGTGGTGCTGCTGAACAGCGCGCCGTACATGCGGAAGGTGAGGTCCGACTCCTGCACCGGCGTCCAGGTGCTGGCGTTGGAGCTCTTCAGCATCGTGCCGATCGTGTACGGCTGCGAGGTGACGAACTGCTGTGCGGCGCTGTCGTACTTGCCCAGCTCCGCCAGGCCAACCGCATGGGTGGCGTCATCGGTCAGGAGCACCATCGCGTATTCGACGTTGGGCTCGAGGTAGACCGGCCGGGTCAGGCTGATCTTGTTCCATGCGCCCACCGTGATGGCGCTGCCCTGCAGCACGCCCTCGGCCAGCGTGGTGGCGTTGGGCAGGCCCAGCTCCGTCTCCCGGATCTCCAGGTAGACCTTGTTGCTGGTGCTGCCCTTGGCGGTGAACTTGAAATCCACGCCGGTGACGTGCCGGCCTTCATCGAGGCGGAAGGTCTGCGCGAGCGGATCCCAAAACCGCGTCTCGATCGTGGTGAGCTGACGCTGCGTGCGGGTGAGGATCGTCCCGGAGCCGATGAACCGGGCAGCGCCAAAGCTGCCCTGGTTGCCCAGGAAGGTGACGCGCTTGGTGCCGGTGGGCACGTTTGCCGGGATCGTGAAGGACCCCGAGATCAGGCCGGAGCCGTTGGCGGTAAGGGGCATGGCTGGCTATCAGGCGGGGGTGACGTCGATCCCGTCGAACTTGACCTCGGTGAGGGTCTCACCAGGGTCGAAGCCCTCCAGGCTGAAGCTGATCTGAATCTGGCGCAGGAACTCCGCCGGCCGCTCGGTCTCGCTCAGCAGCTCCGTGCGAGTGGTGACGGTCGTGGCTTCGGAGTAGCGACCCGTGGTGCCCATGAAGGTGCGGATTTGCTGCGTCGCCGGCGAGGTCCAGATCGTGTCGATCTGCACGAAACGATCGACCGCAGGCGTCAGCGTGATGGCAGCCGGGATCGGATCGAAGGCCTGATAGGGATTGATCGGGCTGGAGCCGGTCTGGCGGGTCTGCTCCAGGATGATCTCCTCGGTGTAGGGGAGCATCCAATCCTGCGCGTTGTTGTCCGGCGCGCGGTAGACGGTGGGAGCGATCGGCAGCTGCAGGGTGCCATCGACGATTGCCGCGGTCTGGGTCAAGCCCTGATCGCGCATGTCGTCGTCAAGGAACGGATCAACGAAGATGCCGCGCTTGCTGCTGGGCTCGCGCGAGCTGATGTCTGTCTTCAGCCGCTCGAGGGCCACCAGGTCGTACAGGTCGACGATCAGCGAGCGCATCCGCTCCAGCTGATCGAAGGGGATCGCTCGGATGCCGTCGTTGATCACGAGCGGCGTCAGGCCCCACTGCTGCTGGATCGTCGCCAGGTTGAGCAGGTTGGCGGGGATTGCCGGAGGCAGCGGATTGAACCGGCTGCTGATGCCCTTGATGCGAGAGAAGTTGCCCTCGCGGTCGATGCACAGCCGGTCGTAGCGAGGCACCTTCCAGCGGTAGTCGGAGAGCACCAGGGTGCCGTTGACCGCGCCGGTCACCGTGAAGGTGCCAGCCTGCAGGTTCACGGCGCTCGGCGTCACGCTGCCGAGGTAGCGGTAGGTGACCGTGTAGGTGGAGCCAGTCGCCGGCTCTGTTGCGCCGCCGCCGGCCGGGCTCCAGTCCACCCTGTCGCCGTTCAGCACATAGTCTTGCGGCGAGTGGTAGGTGGTGCCACCTTGCGTGATGCTCTGGATGCTCAGCACCGACACATCAGGCAGCGTGTCCTGCCCGCCGGTCGTGCCGCCGCGCGTCAGCGTGACGGTCTTCTCGCGGGTGATCACCACACCCAGGATGCTCTCCAGGGGGTAGCGGTTCATCTGGATGGTGGCGCTGCCGCCGGTCGTGCCCGTGAAGGTGTCGGGCTCCGATGTGACCGTCTCCAGGTCGGGGTCCTCGGCGTAGTTGAGCCGCGTCGAGGCCAGCTTGTCGATCTTGTAGCCGTAGATGTTGCCCGTTCCGTCCTTGACGGAGAAGGCGTTCACGCCGGCCGCCAGACCCAGTGCGGTGACGCTGAGGCCGGTGACGATGTAGGAGCCGTTGCTCTCGCGGTCGTAGCGGGCCAGGGCTTCGCTGAAGGCGTCACCGGTGTTCGTGCCCGACTGGCTGAGCAGCGCCCCATCGATGACGATCCAGACGGGGTAGAAGACGCCTGTGCTGCCATCGCCTTCGCGGCCCCAGGTTGGGGTGATGCGCAGGCGGCCGGCGCCAGGCTCGGTGTAGCCACGGGTGCCAGCAGCAGGGTTGCGCAGGTCAGGGTCCTGCACCTCCGTGATCTCTTCCTCGAGGAGGTAGACGCCGACGCGCACCAGGCCGGTGGCCGGGATGGTGAAGGTGCGGGCCGGCACCTGCCGCACTGCACCGCGCAGATAGATCAAGCTGAGCGGGCAGTTGATCGTCGTGCCGCTGATCGTCGGCGGGGTGCCGCTGATCACCGCGCCGTCCTTGAACACCGCGTCGGCGATGCGCTTCAGGCGGTCGATCAGGGTGGACTGCACCTCGTTGAGCTCGGCGCTCTGCGAGTGTTTGCCCGCGCGAAACAGGATCTCGTCGTAGCGATCGGCCGCATCGAAGCGGTTGTAGTAGCCGGCGAGCGTCATCAGAAGGTCACCACGAACTCGAACAGCTGACGGGTTGTGATCTCACGGATGATCGGCGCCCGCCGCTCGATCACCAGCAGGGTGCCAGGCTGCGCCACCTCAGCGGGCAGGAGATAGACCTGCCCGGAAGGGACACCGGCCGCAAGCACGGTGTCGAGGAAGATCGCCTGCTCGCGGATCGTGGAGCCGACCGCGTCGGCAAACTCGAAGTGGAACTTGAAGTAGAGATTGTTGGTCGGCGTGTTGGTGATGCTGAACTTGCCTTCGGGCACGCTGATCGCGCCGTTGGCGTCAGCCACGCAGTATTCGACCTGGTTCGCCTTGCGACGCGCCACTTCGGCCAGCAGCGCCGTGGCGTTGCCGGCGGGGGCCGGTGGGGTATTGCCCCATGCAGCGTCGCCGCTGCCCCAGGCCAGGTGGGCGGTGCGCGCCTTGATCGCCGTCGCGATGGCGATGCGCCCGCTGGTAGTCAGGACTGCCGCCATGCTCGCCCTAAAGCCTCTCGGTCATCATAGGTGTGCGCTCAAACCTGGCTGTCGTCGACTGCGATGGCCCTCAGAGCAGGAATGAAGGCCGCCACGATTGGGTTGAGATCTTCAGTGACGCTGCTTGAGCCGACGACGTTCACGTAGCCCCAGGCTGTCGGTTGCCAGGTGAACGCGCCCCAGGCCTGGTTCAGGTAGGCGCCGCTGACGCCTTCCAGATTGGTGAGCAGGCTGGGATGATTCAGCGCGTCGCGGTCTTCATCCCAGACGCTGTGATCCCACCTGAAGTGGTCGATCAGCCGCGCCAGGATGCCAACGACATCTGTGTGCATGCTGGTGACCGTTGCGTTCTCGGCAGCCAGGCTGGCGTGAACTTGGCCGTAGCTGATCTGCGGCCAGTCCGGGTTGGGCCGGGTGCCGCTGTGGTCGTCCCACATCCCGTCATCGAGCAGGCCCTGATCCCAGACCAGCTGACGGATGTCGTAGATCGCGTAGATCCGCTGCAGCTTGCTGCGGACCGGGGAGCTGATGCTGGCGAGACCGACGATGTTGTCGACGATCTCGCTGCCGGTAGTGCCAGCGGACAGGCCCAGCTGGTACTCAGCCCAGCGGTAAGAGCCGCTCTCGGATTCCTCGATCAGGCCGGTGATGCCGATCCAGCTGAGTGCGGCGCGGACGGATTCGGGCGTGCCACGGATGCGCTGCCACAGCACACCTTCGGCGATCGCCAGGCGCTGGTTGTTGCCCAGGTAGGGCAGGATCTCGCCGAGGCCGTATTCGTAGATCAGCCACGGCACCACCGAGTCGGGGATGTTGGTGCGCTTGGCGGTGCGGATGATGGGCACCGGCGGTCCGGTGCGCACCAGGCTGGAGGTTGCCCGGCTGAAGTCGCGCTCCAGCTGCGTGGCGTTGGGGGGCAGTAGGTCGTAACGGCTGGCGGTCATCGGTCACGCCCGGCCATCGTGAGCGTGATCGCGCCCAAGGCCGGAGCCTGACTGGGGCCGCAGACTACATCAGCCGCCGGGGCAGTCAAGACCACGCGCTGCACGCCGGCCGGGTGCAGCTGAGCGATCAGCCAGGAGCGGGTGACGTCCCAGCCGAGGCCGGATGCTTTGGCGAAGGCGGCGGTGAGGCTGGCCTGCAGGCCGTTGAACACCTCGATCGGGGTGTCGGGGTAGAGGTAGACCTGAGCGGTGACGGGCACCGTGTTGATCGTGGCGCCGGCCACAGTGACCACATCGGTGATCACCCGCACGCTGTCGCTCTGCAGGACAGCGTTGACGGTGGCCAGCAGGGCGCTGCTGGCGGTGCCGTTGCCCTGGGCCGACAGGATGCTGACCAGCACCTCGCCGGGCGCCGGGCTGGAGACCGCCGCATCTTTGACCAGCTCGCTCGCGGTCAGCGCCTGGTAGCGATACCAGGCCGCGCCGCCGGCGGTGGAGCTGCCCATGATGCGCTCGATCACGCGCGTGCGTAGGGCCGCGTCCGCTTCGCCGGTGAGGCGGGTCACGCCATAGAAGGCGGCCAGGTTGTCGAGGTCGCCGCCGCCGGCGTAGCGCAGCAGCGTGGCCTGCAGGGCGTCGTTCACGCGCTGACGCAGGATCAGCTCGCGGGCCGCGGCCACCTCCAGGATCTTGACGCCTGGATCCGACTCGAGGATCTCGGTGTAGGACGGGTCGCGCGCCTGCAGATCGGCGATCATC